AAAAAATGAAAAAAATATACAAAGTTAAAGATATAAAAATATCTACTGATAGTTGGGGTTTTAGAACCGCCACCCATTTCGGAAAAACCTTAATCGATAGCGCATTATTTGAAAGTCGGGAAGCTTGCAGGAAGGAAGCAGCAAAGATCATTCAAGAAATGAATGAAGAATACGAAGCAAGGGAATATGAAAATGAATGATAATGATTTTATTGATTATATGCGCCAGAATTTAGCCTATGACTTAGCGCAAGAGGGCAGGACAGAAACGGCAAAGGATATAATAAAGCTTTGCAAGATAACTGAACGATTGCAGGACAAATTATTTACAGTGGTTAGAAAGTCTTTAGATATAGACTAGCAAAGCCCCTGCAGCACTAAAAAGATTAGCCCCTTAATTGGGGCTTTTTTTATGCCACCTAAAAAGGGGCGGTTTTAAGGCTTACTGAGTAACGTTAGCTAATGCCGCTAATATTAGAATACCTGAAGAAAGCTTTCCCCTATCACACGGGGCTTACAATGGCTGTAAAGGACAAGTTTAATCATACACCTAGGCCACCCCCGATATTCTATACAAAAACTATCAAATAAAATTCTAAGGCTTTTTTGCTTCGATTTTATCAGGGCTTTAATTTAATTAATGAAGTTAAAAAGCTAAAATCAAATAACGGAATCAAATAATTATATTTTATCTTTTGTTTTCAGGTGTTTATTTTGCTGCAACCTATAACTAATAGGTATCAGGTAAGAAAAAGCTATATAAAACAGGGGTTTATTGGCTAAAATCTTTAAATTTTTAGGGGCTGCATGTGCCACCCCACCCCGTACCGTTACCGTATACACTCCCTACCTAATTTTTAGATTTTCAACCTGTAAACCAACGGCAAGGTCGGCTGCGGATTTAACCTATGGTTAGAAAGCGTCAAGTTACTAGATGTAGTTTAAAAAGCTTGACTTTGTTAGGTGGCGTTGTTAAGTGTATAGTACAGGTATATCCTGTTCTTATTCAAGGCTCGAAGATGAGTGACTTTGAAGACAAGCTTGTTCAGGCTGAATTGAACGTACCCATTTACTGTACAAATGAATTTGATGTAGATGAAAACGGCAATAGTTATATTGTGAATGTTATTTATGTCGGTGACGATGAAGATGACCCTACAGAGATCAGGGTTGGATTTGATGAGGTCATCGAAGAGATGGTGGAGGAATACGGGGATACCGAAGGGTATCAGTTCCTGTATATGGTTGCCCATGAGTTAACCCGACAGGCCGAAGCTCTTAGATCTAAAGCTAATTACATTGAAGACAGTACGAATGCTGTAGGTAGATTATTTGATCTAGACTGATGCATTGCTGCATGGACTGCGGTATAGAGCTTGTTGTTGGAGACAATTGGCCTGAAAGTCAGCGTGATACAAAAAACTACAGATGTATTCCCTGCAAAAATAAACTGAATGATCTGAGGATGTATGTTAATGGCAGGTATATTCCACAGTCTCATCCTTTGTATAAGCCTGGTAGATATAAGTCTTTTGATGAGGCGGCTTTTGCTAGTCTGCATAACTATAGCAGTACCAAGGAAGGGTATGTTTATGTCCTGAGTAATCCTGCATGGCCTGATTGGGTTAAGGTAGGCATGGCAATAGATGCAGAGGATCGATGTAATAGCTATCAGACCTCTAGTCCGTTCAGGGATTATAAGCTGCATTATCAGGCGTATACCGAAGATCGAAGGGATCTGGAGAAACAGGCGCATGAGCTTGTGGGCGAAGTAGCTGAATCTCAGTGCAATGAGTGGTTTAAGGTTGCGGTTCCTCTTGCGGTTACTTGCATAGCGGATCTGTTAAAACAACAAAACTCCCCTCAGTAAGATGGTGCTATAATAGTATTAGCAACATTTTAATAAGGAGAGTTTATAATGAATGCGGTTAAGCGATGGGGTAAATCCATCTTCGATAGAATAGCTGCGGCCCAACAAAGACGGGTACATTACTGGCAGCTAATGAACCTAACAGATAAAGAACTTAACGATATAGGTATTACTAAGACAGATATTAAGAACGCTATATACGGTAAACTATAGGTTTAACCCCTGCGGCTAACAATTATATTGTACCATGTTTTTCAGATTTGTCTAGGGTAAAAATGCATAACAATGCCACTTTATTAAGTGCTTGACTTATATCCTGCTTTAATGTTACAATAGAAGGTACACAGGGTTGATTAACCTAATATACATTCGTGCAGCGATTAGGGAACGGACAGGTCGAGAACTTACACTTGAGGCTGTCCGTGATTATTTATTACAGGAGAAACTTATTACTCCTGCAGAAGCTGCAGACGAAAATCTTATTTTCCGTGGGTATGATGAGTTCTTCGAAACAGATGAAGCATCTACCAGAATAGAGTCCCTAGAATATCTGATTGAAAAGGAAGCTTCTGATGAAGATGAGTAAAGGTAAAATTGGTGCATCAAATCCCCCTGCCAAAGGAAGAAAAAAGATGGCAATGGGTGGATACATGAAAATGGAAAAACCGAAGAAGATGGGTGCGTATGGCGGTGGCTATATGAGTTCCCATAATAAAAAGAAAAAGAAGAAGAAATGATCACTTGGGTAGCGGTGGCAATGATATGCACAAGCCCTATGAGCTTGGACTGTTCGTATGTCACCTACCCAAAGGGATTTGATAGTAAAACAGAATGTGACACTGAAGTTATGAACTTCGTCACAGGTCTGAGGGAGAGTAACCTATTAGCCTACGGTGGCTGTAATAGGGTCGAGGTGAATATCACTTTATCGTAATTTGAGGGCTAGGGGATGTTAGCGGAGATTGCGGCTGCGTCTGCGGCCTATACCACTATAAAAACAGCGATTTCTCAGGGCAGGGAGTTAGTTGATGTCGGAAAATCCATTGGGCAGTTTGTCTCTGCAGAGGAAGAACTAAAGGCTAAAGTAGAGAAGAAAAAGAAGAGCGTTTTCACCAAGGTATTAGGTAAGGAAGGCGATGACTTCGAAGAGTTCTTAGCGTTGGACAAACTGAAGGAACAGAAGAGATCTCTTGAGTCGCACATGCGCTTGTTTGGAAGAAGTGGATTGTATGATGATTGGGTCGCTTATCAGGCTCAAATGAGAAAACAACGTAAAGAAGCCCTGAAGAAGAAGCAGAAACAGCAAGAAGAGCTTCGAGAAATGCTTACTTGGATATTTATTATCGTAGTGGTTTGGGGTGGTATCTTCGGTTTAGCTTACTGGTGGTTCTTTACTTAGATGTGGTTTTTAATCTGGTTACAATTTCTGCATGGCGAGTTTGAGTATTACCACATTGATACGTTTGGCTCCGAAGAGAATTGCAAGATCCAGTTAGAGAAATCCAAAGTCCTGATTACGAACTCTGCCAGTTCCGTTGCATGTTTTGAGGTAGATAGAAATGGCTAAGATCGATAAGTCCAAGATGAAGTGCAACAAGCCTAGACGTACTTCAGGCGGTTCGAAGAAGTTTGTGGTCAAAGCCTGTAAGGATGGCAAAGAAAAGATTATTCGCTTCGGAGATCCAAATATGAAAATTCGAAAGAGTAATCCGAAAAGGCGAAAAAGTTTTAGAGCTAGGCATAGATGCGATACCGCAAAGGATAAGTTTACGGCAAGGTATTGGTCATGCAAAAAGTGGTAGGTAAGATACCAGACTTTTGTTTAAGCCACTGGTTACTTCGCATCCCACTAGCAACGGTCTTCTTCCAACAGGGGTTATTCAAGCTCCCTGTTACAGAGATTGGGGCAGCATCGTTTGATCTACCGTATCTTGTTTGGTGGGTCGTAACATGGGGCGAGATAGGCGCAGGTCTAGGATTAGTATTCGGAGGTGTATTAGCAGTTTCGGATAAACTTGCGGCTCTGGGAGATTTACTAACTCGTTTTAGCGGCTTCACAATGGGCTGCATTATGACGGGAGTTATCTGGATTAGTCAGCCTGAAAGTATCATGGATGTCATTCTTTATGATAATTTTCACGTTCTGCTTTGGGTTGGCGGTCTGTATTTTGCACTAAGAGGAAATAGGACAGGATAATGGGAAAAGGTCAAAAACATTATTTTCGTGACGGTACTGAGCATACTGGCGGCACACACAAGATGCCCAACGGGGATCTGCATTCTGGCGCAAAGCACGGCAAGACAAGTAAGAAGCTGTTTCACTTTAAAGATTTGAGCGAAACCGCAAAGAAGAAAGCTAAAAAATCTAAGAAATGACGCTAGTGGAACGGGGTTACAAATACATCCTGTACGATCCCAAAGGCTTCATTCGAATTATCACCAGAAGCAAATCTATAGCTCTGCGTATTATGAGGGATGAATATGGCAGCTAAGAAGAAAAAGAAAAAAGATGCCTGTCACAGAAAAGTTGAAAGGGTCATGCCTAAAACGTCTGCGTACAGGTCAGGGCATATAGTTCGTTGCCGCAAAGTCGGTGCTAAAAACTACAATATCGGTGGTAAAAAAAGTGGCAGCAAGAAAAAAAAGTAGTGGCACAAGTGATAGCCTACATAAGTGGTTCAAACGAAACAAAGGCAAAGGGTGGGTTAACTGTAAAACAGGTGGCCCCTGTGGGCGTAAGTCCAGAAAAAGTGGTGGCTCCTATCCTGCCTGTAGACCAACTATGGCGCAGTGCAAAACTAAAAAGGGAAAAGCTGCCACAAAGAAAAAGACCTCTGCGAAGAGAGTAAATTGGAAAAAGAAATAATGGAAACTTTCGTATTACTAATATCAATGTGGGGCAACGATGGGTTGGATTGGGTCTATATGGGTAATCAGTACGTTTACAATACTCCCATGACCGAAGTCGAATGTACCCAAATTGCAGAAGAAAGTTCTTGGACTAGGTGGGAGAATAACCAATTCTATCGCATTTCCATTGAGTGCGTACCGAATAATAAAAACGGAGCATAAGATGGAAGATAGATTAGATCGGATTGAGACTAAGGTGGATAAGTTATCTGAAGCAATGGTTGAAATGGTTCGCATGGAAGAGCGTATGGTTACTGCGTTCAAGCGTATGGACAACATCGTAGACTACCAGAAGAAAGCTGATGACAGACTTGATGAAATGGAAAAGCAAGCAATCGTCAGAGGCCAGAAAATAGCTTTTGCTGAACGGATCTTTTGGATGATTGCTACGGGCATTGTCGGCCTGTGTTTCGTATTCTTGAGGTAAGAATGACTGAGAAAAAATATACCGAAAAACAAACCGCCTTTCTCGAAGCCCTGATGGGTGAAGGTCGTGGGAATATTCGTAAGGCTATGGATATTGCAGGATACAGTAAGGGAACCAATCAGGGCGAAGTAACGGGGCCGTTGCGTGAAGAGATTATTGAACGGGCATCGATGATGTTGGCTATGAATGCGCCAAAAGCTGCATACGGTCTTGTCGATGTCTTGAACGATCCAACATCATTGGGAGCTAGGAATGCAATCAACGCAGCCCGTGAGGTGTTAGACCGCACAGGCTTAATTAAGAAAGAAAAGATTGAGGTCACCAATAACGGTGGCGGTATGTTCATTCTTCCCCCAAAAGCCGATGACTTGGAAAAACAGAACTAGAAAAAACGCAACCCAGAGAATACCCTACGGCTATAAGGCCAGTGACGAAGATCCTCTACAGTTAGTTCCTGACGAAGAGTATACCCCACTGATCGAACAAGCCTTAGATCATTTAGATGAAGGGTATAGTGGACGTAAGGTTACGGAGTGGCTCAACGACAAACTTGAGCGTACAATCTCGCATCAAGGTCTACGAAACATAGGGGCAGAGCATAGGCCAAAAAGCAAACGGCTGAAGTCTCTGAAGAAAGAGAATAAGAAGTCTAAGCCTAAAACGAAGGATGCAAAGACAGAAGCTCGACTAAGACGTAAGATAGCCGATAGCAAGCGTATCAAAACCATGATGGAGAACAAGCTTGCGAAGCACACAGGTGCGGATGTCGAAGCTGAAGAAGAGTTTCAAAGCATTTCCGAAACACTAGACTTCGGAGTTATCACTCAAGAACAACAAGAACGTGAAGTTGTTTTTCAACCAAATCCAGGCCCTCAGACAGACTTCCTAGCGGCTAGTGAACGTGAGGTTTTATATGGGGGCAGTGCAGGATCGGGGAAATCATATGCTCTACTCGCTGACCCAATGCGCTATTTTAATAATAGTAACTTTAGCGGTCTTATACTTAGACGTACAAATGACGAACTACGGGAACTAATCTGGAAGTCTCAAGAGCTTTACCCAAAGATTTATCCTGAAGCAAAGTGGCAAGAAAAGAAAAGTCAGTGGATTTTTCCTAGCGGTGGCAAATTATGGATGACTTACCTTGAACGGGATGAGGACGTTCTTCGATACCAAGGTTTGTCTTTCAGCTACATAGCTTTTGACGAACTTACCCAGTACGCAACGCCATTTGCTTGGAACTATATGCGCTCTCGTTTACGTTCCACAGATCCAACCCTGCCACTCTTCCAACGGGCTACGACAAACCCAGGTGGTAGAGGACATGGATGGGTCAAGAAGATGTTCGTAGATCCTGCTCCAGGGAATATAAAGTTTGCAGCAACGGACATCGATACAGGGAATACACTTACATTTCCCGAAGGACATGAAAAAGAAGGACAACCGTTGTTCTACCGCAGGTTTATACCTGCAACTTTGAAAGATAACCCGTACCTGATGAAGGACGGGCAGTACGAAGCCAACCTTTTAGCACTTCCAGAAATGCAAAGGCGGCAACTACTAGAGGGAGATTGGGCTGTAGCAGATGGTGCAGCGTTCCCAGAGTTTAAACAATCAGTCCATGTCTGCGAACCGTTTGATATACCCCCCGATTGGCGCAGATTTAGGAGTTGTGACTATGGGTACTCTTCTTATTCTGCGGTACATTGGTTTGCGATTGATCCAAGCTATGAAACGCTCTACGTCTATCGTGAACTTTATCTCTCGAAACACACTGGTAAAGACCTTGCTCAAGCGGTTCTCGAAGCGGAACAAGGGGAAAGCATTCAATACGGCATACTGGACAGTTCGTGTTGGCATAATCGTGGGCAGATTGGCCCGTCTATTGCGGAAGAAATGATAAGCATAGGATGCAGATGGCGTCCAAGTGACCGATCTGCAGGTGCAAGAGTAGCAGGAAAGAACAGATTTCACGAAGTTTTAAAGGTAGACCCTGTAACAGAAACCGCAGGTATTATTTTCTTCAACACCTGCCGCCAGATAATCGCAGATTTACCAGTAATTCCATCAGATCCAAAGGGTTCAGACGATATAGACCCAAGACACGCATCAGATCACACCTACGATAGCGTCAGGTATGGAATTATGAGCCGCCCGAAAGCCTTTTCGCCCTTCGATATGGGCCAAGGTGTTCCAATACAGCGGTGGCAACCCTCAGATACAACATTTGGATATTAAAATATGGCATTAATGGATAAACCTACAGGCCCTTCACCCGAAGATCAGACTGAACTATCAGACGTAGTCTCTCTTGAAGAAGATGGTGACGTTGAAGAGGAAAATGTTCAGTTTTCTGAGTTAGCATCTTTCATTGAAAGTCAATTTAAACGCTCAAAAGACCAAAGATTGTCTGATGAAGAGCGTTGGCTGATGTCTTATCGTAACTACAGGGGTATATACGGCCCCGAAGTACAATTTACTGATACTGAAAAGAGCCAAGCATTCGTTAAAATTACTAAAACTAAGGTTTTGGCAGCATATGCTCAAGTTGTAGACGTATTATTTGCAGGATCGAAGTTCCCTATTGGCATAGAAGCCCGAAGAGATCCTAATAATGTGGCAGATGCTGTTAATTATGACCCAAATGCCATTACAGAGGAAAAAGTAAACGAAAAAGTAGGGGTTTCTTACAAGCCAAAACGAGCCATAGCTAGACCTGATTTAGACCGTGATTTAGGCCCATATAAGGACACTTTAGCCCCTGTTTACGAAGAATTGGAACTTGGAGAAGGTAAAACTAAAAGTGCTATTACATATGAACCTGCCAAACGTGCCGCAGATCGTATGGAACGTAAGATGCATGATCAGTTGGATGAAACAAACGCATCCAAACACCTTCGATCCGTAGCATTTGAGACTTGCCTTTTTGGTACGGGCGTTTTGAAAGGGCCATTTGCTTTCGACAAGGAATATCCGAATTGGGATGAGGAAGGAAATTACAGCCCAATCTACGAAACAATCCCAAAGGTAGAATACGTTTCTATATGGGATCTATACCCTGATCCAGACGCAAGAAATATGTCGGAAGCAGAGTACACCATTCAGCGACACAGACTTAACCGTTCTCAAATGAGATCTTTAAAGAACCGTCCACATTTTCGTGACGAAAGTATTGAACTCGCTATTGAGTATGGCCCCACATATTACAGAGAATATTGGGAAGAAGCTCTAGACGAAACCAATAACTCAGAAAGCCCAGACCGATATGAGGTTCTTGAGTATTGGGGCGTAATGGATGCA